GCCCTTGACGGTGGTGTCAGCTGTAGACTCGCTAGCTGTACCCGTCGCGGGGTTGTAAGCACCGACAGTGATCACCCTGATGGTGACATCACCGCCGAATTTGCTCATCAGCTTAGAAGCGGTTTTTCGTAGCGATCCTGCAAGTGCCATTAGATCTTGTAGGCGATACACGCCCCATTCTGCAGCTTAATGCTAGTGAAGTAACCTTCCAATGCTGCGCTTTGATCAACTGATGCACCTGCAAAATTATTGTCAATGACGTTTTCGCTTAGGATTTCAGTGATCGTGCTGTTTTCATAGAACACGATATATGAAAACTTGCCAGTGTGAGCCAAGGTGTCGTTAATCACCTCAGCACCGATGCTGTAATCAATGGGAGCGTGGCCGCCGGAAAGTTTAGTCATGATCAGATGTGATAAGCGATGACAGCGCCACCACTGTTAAGGGTGAAGGCAGTGAAAACGCCTTGGATCTCAAAACCAGCTGGCAGCCCTTCACCAACAAGGCTGTTACCAGTCCAGTTTTGAGCAGTAAAGGCGGCAAAGCTAGTATTGCCTTTCAAAACAACAATGCGACGCCAACGGCCAGTGTAAGCCGATGTGTCATTAACAAACTCAGCGCCAATGCTGTAAGACGGATTGATAGCGGTTTCGTAAAGCATAAATCAGCTCCGCTTGACAGCGATGTTACCTGGTCCACTTATTCTAAGCCCTGTTAGGTACCGTTCAACCATCGGCGGGATCCGATCAGCACCAGTAGCACCGTACTGATTGGGTGTCACGTCTAGGCTGCCGATCTTGACATTCTTGTAGTCCTCAAGGCCAGACAAGCCGATGCCATCTTTGTTGTTGTTCAGGTAAACCGCAAGCGTTGCCTGTGCTTCTTGCACCTGCACCGGGATCTCGTCATCGGCAAAGTAGTCAGTGGTGATGCGGAACGGAAACCCAACCGCATAAGTGTTGATGTAGGTATCAGGCTTCCGTACACCAGTGCGCGGCCACTGTAAGGATTGGGTATCAGTTGCTCTTGCACCTAGATACCGCTCACGATCCAGTCGTTGCGTTGCGGTATAAAGCGCACGATTCTTTTGATCCGTTGTAGCAGTGCCCCACGCTACAACATCATCGTTTTCGACCAAGCCATCAATGATCGACTGCGCTGCCGCTAACGTCAGATACGAGTTTGCGTCGGTTGCGCCTGGTGTTGCTACTAGGACGATCGCCATTGGTCTTGGCCTTAGAAGGTTTAGGTTGCGGCGTTTCTAAAGAAAGAGAGGCCACTGCCGTAGCAGCAGCCTCGCGTTCACGTAGTCGCCTAAATGCGAACAAACCCATTAAGCGACAGCAGCAGCAGTGCTGCCGAGACCGTACAGGGTGATCGCCTCAGAGCCACTAGCAACAGCGGTAACGCGACCAAGGAAAACCTTAGAAGCGTTTTGGACCACAGTTGCGACACCGCTAACGGTGACGCCACTACCACCAGCAATGGTGATGGTATTGGCACCAGCCGATGCGTTCAGAACAACCACCATGAAGGTGGTGCCCACAGCGCAATCACCGCCGATAGCGGCCACAATCGCAGCAGCAGTAGCGGTGGTATAGGTGGCAGCAGCAGTAGGAACACCACGGATGATGGTGTTGTAGCTGTTAGCTGCACTCAGGGTTGCAGTAGCAGTAGGAGCTGCCAAACCCATTTGCCCTGGCAGAAGGCCGCCAGGGATATCACCCAATTCAAAAATCGAAGCCATCGTTAGGGTCCTCCTCAGTCGAAGTTAGAGACGTTGGTAGCACGCACGATGCCGATGTTCTTCAGCTCATAAACCTTGGTCCAGTTACCAACGGTTTCAAGCTGAGCACGGGTCGGATTGGTGACCGAGGTGCTGAAACGTGAACCAACAGGGTGGTACACGTAGTGCAGATCGATCGACATGGCATCGCTCTTGGCGAGGATGTCACGGTCGGTTTCGGTCTGCATTGCCATCTGTTCACCGGAGGCGATAGCGCCTTGGGTGAAGAAGTAGGTGGCATACTCAGTGGAAGCACCGGAGCCGGTGGTGTTTACGTCATCGGAAACGATCACGCGCAGACCCATGAAGGTCGGAACGGAAACGTTACCGAAAGCGTTTTGGATGCTGCCGCCAAAAGCATCTTCAGCAGTGCCGAGTGCAGTTTGACGAGCTTCACCAGCGGTCACGTAGTCAATGGCGCGACGCTCAACCAGGTCGTAATAGACCTTGGAGTGCATTGCCACAGCAGTCAGCTTGTCGCCTTGATCGCCAAGGATGGCGCGGGCTTGAGCAACGTGACGAGGGGACAGCGCAGTAGGAGTGTCACCGCTTTCGGAGTCGATGCAAAGATCGAAGAAAGCAGAGCTGCTGGTGTTAGCGTTCAGCGAACCGAACACACCGCCGAGGCAGGACAGCAGATCCTTTTGACGCTGGTTGGCAACATAATCGGCAACCTTGGCACCAATCGCAGCCATCGGATCGGAACCAGCAGCGAGAGCAGCAAGGTCACGAGCCTCAAAAGCACGACCACGGTGCAAGATCACACCGACTTGCTTGTCGGCTTCGATTTTGCCAGGGGTCAGAGAAGAGCTGTCAGACAGCACTTCAAAATCACCGGAAAGGTTAGCTTTCCAGAAAGGGACGTTGATGAAATCACCACCCTCAGTAGCATTCAGCTCGGTCATGGGCTGCACCACACCGGAAGCCAGGAAGGCATCACGCTGAGTGGTTTGCTCAATGACGTAAGGAGTAAATACCTCAGGGATGATGATGTCAGAGCGAAGGGTCGCCATGACTAATCCTCAGAAAAAGGGTTTACGGGTTGGGCGCAGCCCGAGGCTCAATGCGGCGCAGCCATCACGAGCGAACAATTAAATGTTAGCGCCCTGCTGCTGCTTTCATCCGATCGTACATATCACGATCAGTGCGGAACAGTCGGGATTGTTCGGTGAGGTTAAAGGATTCAGGCAGGAAGGGATTTTTCATGCCAGCAGGGATTTCGGTAGTACCACGACCTGCAGGTGCACCAGTACCTTGCGGTTTCGGCGCTTTTTGCATCCATGCCGGGAGGGTAGCCTTTGCCCATTCGGTAACAGGTTTGCGCTCATAACCGTCTACGACAACGACGGTGCCATCAGCCTCGCGCTCGATCTTGTCTGCTGACAGCTTGGTTTTGAGTACAAGGTCAGGATCATGAACGATGTCGGCCAAGGCTGATACAGCAGGACTGATCAGTTCTAGCTCGCGGACTTTGGCTTCAAGTTCAGTAATGCGCTGGTCCTTGTCCGCCGTCGCCTCACGGAACTGCTGCTCCAGAGCTTGTCGTGCTTCGGTGTATTTTCCTTCGGCTTCGAGCTTAGATTGCTCAGCTTGCCGTTTGAAATCAAGCAGTTCTTCAATATCGACACCATCGGGCACCTTGGACGCTTTGGATTTGGCAGAGCGAAGCTCGGCGATGAGTTCGCTATTTTTGCGTTCCAATGCTTCGATGCTACGCTTCATCGCATCAGTATCCTGCGATACTTCAGCGGTTTGCTGAGTTTGATCTTCGGACATGTTAAGGCGCAATTATGAGTGATTGCCTTGTAATTTTAACCACGCTTGCGGGTAGCACGCCGTTTGCGGGTTTTGCCAGCTTGCGCGAAAGCAATTGCTGCCGCTTGCTGTCGGCTGTACCCTTCTTTAATTAGCTTGCGAATATTTTGGGAGATTGTAGGCTGCGAACTACCTTTCTTGAGTGGCACCGTACCGTCTCCGTAGCTGCTCCAATGTTACCTCCGAGCCATCTTCGCGGACGAGTTTTGACATTGCATCACGAGCACCGTGTTTACGTGCCAGCATCCTGAAATATGGCGCTTTGCTGCCAAGCACTTCCTCTTGCCGTTCTTTGCCTTGCTGCAGTAACCACTGACCGTAGTTTGTGTCAGCATCAACCATTCCGCCCTTAGCGGCACGCTTGCCAGGGCGCGGCGAGTCAAAACCTAATCCTTCGTAATCAATAATTGGAACTGTCGCTGAGCGGCAACTCCAGTGCTGGGGTGGTGTTGGCCCCTTGCCATATTCAAACTCTCGACCATCTAAAGCGCGGCAGATTGCAGTGGTCCTGGAGTCAAGAGTTGCGACATATCTGTACTTCTTGGTGATGTCTTGATTGGCTTCATACACCTGTTGACTAGCAGCATTCGCCACTTGATTAACGCTAGTGCGGACGATGCTAACAACTTGATGATTTGCCATTTTGGTTAACTCACCGCCTGATAATGCAAGCTGCTTGACGGTTTTAGCTTCCTCCCCAAACTCAAGACTGCCACGTAACCTCCGAGCAATATCTGCAGTAGGCTCACCAGTTAACAGTCCTTGCCGTACAACTTGACTGAAGCGCTCCGCCTGTGATTCTGCCAAGCCACGAAATGCCTTCGTTACTACCTCGCCATTGGGCAACGTGATTGTGGCACCTTGCCTTGCGGTCAGGCTAAAGGTTGCAGGTGCTCCTGCTGCGCCAGCACCCTCGACAGCAGCAAATAAATCATCACTGAGCGCTACGACATTGATCTGCGTCGGATCTGTTACGACAACAGACTGAGCGAACTGCGGGCTAATCTCAACGCTGCGGACGATATCTCTAGCGCCAGCAGGTAAAGCCTTGCGTAGCTGATCCTCAACAAACTCAGATTGCAACTCCGCCAAGCCCTGCAGTTCTAATGCGGTGATCTCCGTGCTATCACCAGCCCAAGTTGCCAATGATTCCTTGAGCTGCGCCAAAATTGCACGTAACCTAGCAGCTTTGACCGGAGCACTTAATTCATCAATTGTCTGCAATTGATTGACGGCATCAATGATTATGTCGTTGTAAGCGTTAATGATACGACGAGCAACGCTATTGCTGTACCGATTAAGATCAATCGCATTGCGGAAGATTGTCGATAAGTTTGGTGGTAACGTCATTGGGTTGCATAGATGCCAAGACTTTTTGCATCGTATTGAGTTTGAATTGAAACATCGGCACCAGCTTTTAATGCCTCACCAATCACATGCGTAAAACCTGGTATCATATCTTCCTCTTCTTCTAGCACTACCTCATCAACACGATCTGCTTTACCTTTGTGATACCAAGTTAACCGAACTAATGCAAATACCTCAGGCGGCATTTCATGTTCGCAAACGTAAAGGATACGCTGCCGTTCTGGTTCGTGTGGAGCAGTTGGCATGATCCGATTTAGTAGCGACCCCAGCATAGAAACGATGCCCCAGCGGAAGCTACACATCATGCTTCAGGCTCTGGTGATGGCTGATCCATGCTAATCAAGCCGCCATTTTGCGTAGCCTCTAGTTCTTCTTCAATATCAAAGTCATCACCAAGGATTTCACCTTCTGCTAACTGATGCAATAGCGTTTCTTGGGTAATAGTGCCTGCGGTGTAAAGCTGTAGCAAGGATTGAATTTCTTGCGGTTCAAGCCGTGAACCAAGGAAGTCACGGTTGATCATGCTACTACCAGCTTGAGACTCATTCAAGAACTGTGCATGGTACTGCAAGCAATTGTCGATAGCGTCTTGCATGTTTTGTGCAATCACCATCATAGTTGAATCACCTTGACTACGGTCAATGCGTTTAGCCTCAGCGGTTTCGGCTGATAGCTTTTGACCAAGTACAGCGGACAAGCCTAACTCGTTGATCTGCGATGCGATCTGATCAAGGCGCTTAAATTGTGCCTCGTATGATTTACCTGCTGGCTCAATGTATTCTGCACGACCTTCAGCTGGAAAGGCTAATGCTTCACCAGGACCTGCTGATACCTCTTCAGCGGATGATGGAAAACCATAAAATGCCAGCATCGGCACAGCGCTGATATGGAGTTGGTTGTCTAGGTCAGATTGAACTTGATACGCTTTTAGGTTTAGCTCTGCGATATCTTCCAGCGGTGGCCGCGATTCCATCGTGTTATAGCGGTTGGAATAGGCTACAGCGAATGGGATTTCTTGCAGACTTGTGGTGCCTTCATCAATGATACGGAAGTCACCCTTTTTGTCACGTTGATGGATCTGATACTCACCGGGTTTTAAGACACGGATTTGCTCAACCTGCTCTTCGCCGTACTCTGAATCTTCCGATGGCTTGATAATGGTTTCACGAAGCCTAAGCTGCGATAGCTTGGTAGCACCATCAACAGTTTCAGTGCGGAAGCCTAAGATATCTCGCGGTGTATAGCTGACCCAGTACGGGCGACCACCATCTGACGGTGCATCGACAAGAATGCCGACGTGACCGTAACGGATCATCTTACGAGCGGTTTCGTAGGTCCAAGTATTTAGGTCGTTGCCTTGGAGGTCAACGTCAAATAGCTGCTCGCGGATGGTATCGGTGACATCGTTTAGGCGTACAGGTTTACGGGTTAGCATCCCGGCCAGCATCCGTTCAAGGCGTTGATAGAACGGTGGGCAGACGGATCGTGCTAGGCGGTTATCGTAGCTGTCGTCTAGTTCACGTGGTTCCTGCGGGAGGTAGCGGCGATGCTTACGACGCATCCCGTAGGTGCCGGAGACAAGATCCTCGATCAGCACCCAGTGTGGCTCTTGAGCGTACCAAGCGGTGTTTGGGTCATTGACCTTGGTGACAGCGCGCTGCGATTGCGGGCGATCGTAGAAGTTATAGCCAAATGTCGCGGTCATGGCGCTGGGTCGATATTGGTAGTCTAGTAAATTCTGATTCCGGTGCCCCGGCCAGCGCCAGCATGTAGCGGGTTAAACTCTCGCCACACCAAATACCCAGCAGCATCATTCATGTGGTCGTAACCTGCATCCTTATCGGGCTCACCTTTCTCGTTGTAGCTCTGTAGCTCCAAGCACTCGATCAGCTTTTTGCATCGCCCATCAACCTGCATTCTCACTTCACCCTTCCCGTTTTCCAGCAAAGCTTGAACAGCAGCCACGCGATCACGGATGGGAGGGTTAGCCTTTGGGCTTTGGTTTGACATCCCATAGCTTTCAAGGATCTGGATGTCGGTTTGCGTAGCGTTTGTTGATCGTGCTGCTCCTGAAGCATCAGGATAAACGTAGATTTTACGATGTGGGTAGCGTCTGCGAATTTCTTGCGCGAGTGCGTCGGTGTCATGCGCCTTAGCGATCTCATCAACAAACAATAGCTTGTTATGTTGGCGGATTGCCAATACTGCGTTCATATTGGCGATGTTGAAGTCAATGCCAATACGTAAAGGCTGATCGGGATCGTCTTTAATCGTGGTGACGTGTTTGCTGCGGTCAAACCTATCGTAAACTTGGCCGGTGTTGAGGTTAACAAACTCACCATCAAGGTACGCACGCAGTAGGTTCGGATCGTAGTTAGCCTGCAGGCGTTCAATAAAATCTGGCGGCAGATGTGGGTTATCTGCCGTTCGCATTTTGATTAGTTTACGGTCAGCGCGATTCTGTGCTTCTTCACTACCAAAGGTGTTCCACATCCAGCGGAAACCTTCTGGTGTTGATGCTGCACCAAACTGACGGACGTTACCGGATCGCAGGCGACCAAGGATTTTAGGGAATGCCTTAGTGGCAATGCTTGGCGTTACCGTGTCGATTTCGTCTGCGAGCACCCAAGCCAAGTTGAGACCGATGATGCGCGACCAATTCTCGAAGCTACGACACAGAATTTTTGTATCGCCTCCTGGTAGGTGCAGGACATATTCAGGTAGCGGTGATGCTCTGAAGGTGTATGGGATGTCGTAATACTCAAGGAAGTTATCGAAGTCGGTTTGCCAAATGTCACGGATTAGTGGGCCGGTGGGCTCCATTACGGTACCGATAAAGCCTTGATTAGCTGCGGCTAGCGTGACAGCTTTAGCGCAGAGTGCACGGGTTTTACCTGCACCGTACCCAGCGGAGATACCAAGGATTTCAGTAGTGCTGTCATTTACGAAAGCAAGCTGCCCAGGGTGAAGGTCAGCGTAGATCTGCTGAAGTGTAGCTGGTAGGTCAAAATCAACAGCGTGATCCAAGACCTTGACTTGAAGTTCAGCAAGCCTAGAGAAAACAGGGTTAGCTGTCTTCATCGTGGATTAGCTCTTGGCCGGTTTTGGCTTGAATGCGAAGAAGGATGTCGCGTTCTTGTTCAGGGGTGAGGTTGGCTTCAGCGATAGCAGAGACTGCGGCTTCAATACCTTCGGTTTTAGCGCGAGTTACTGCAGCGTTATCAGAGTATTGACGACGGTAAGCGGGAGAGTGAGTGAGCATCCATTGAGCGGACTTACTGTCACCTTCTTGAGCGCAGTTGGTAATGATGTTGATATATTTGTGAGCACCTTTAGCGCGACCTTCATTAAGAGCTGTTAAAAGCAGGATTTCTTCTTCCGTAGGATTGTCGCCTTTAGCATTGCGAACCCACATACGAAGTGCGTCGTAACTTACACCAACTGCAGGCGCGATATGTTCTAATGCTGCACCATATTCTGCCAGGCAGCGCACTTTTTCAATGACATCAGCATTGAGTTTGTAGTGACGACGCCGAGGTTTCATAGTGCAGGAATGATGTGTCTTTGATTTTAGTATACAGTTCCGGTGGTTTATCTGGGTTAATCAGGGAGTGGTACAGAGCAGTGTAGTAGTCGTCAAGGGTTTCGATAATGTCCGAAATTCGGATGTTTGAAGGGTAGAGGTCAGGGTGTAGAGTCATTGAATTTGCGTTGCTGGAGTAAAACTTCTGCTTTATCGATCAAGATTAGCTGATCGATGCGAGCTTGATAAAGGCCAGTGTAAAGGCCATTGGCACGACCTGAGGCTTGGTATAGAGCCTCGATGTAATCTGCACGAACTTGTTGCTTGATTGGGTTACAGAGATTGTTCATGCCGCTGTTGTGGCAAGGGTTGAGATTGCGATAGCTGCTGCGTGCTCAGCCTGTTGACGTGTTAGGCCAAAGGTGCGTTGACGAATAGCGCTGGCAACAGTGTGTAAAGCAGTAGAACTAAGACCAGCATTGTGCAAGTGAGAACGAATGATATCTGCACGTGTGGTGTTGTTTTGTTTAGCGAGGGTATCAAGGAATTGAAGGTCAGATTCTTCTAGGCGGACTTTGATTTCACGCATGATGCAGATTCAATTGCCGCCTGAATGCGACACAGATCGTTGTTGAATGATGATAGCAGATCAGCTGGGAGGGGGAGTTGATCTTCGTGAGCATTATCGAGGATGGCTCGGGCTTGAGCTTTGGCTAGGTCAAGGGTGTCGGAGAGGGATTGAACGACAGGCTCTTGACGGATGGTGAGCGGTTGCATGGGGTGGTTAGAAATTGTCGGGGTTGATGGTGTTGTCACGCAGGAGGTTGACGTGACGGACGCCATGGTAACCGGTGGGGAACGTTTTCCAATCAACGTTCATATTTTCTTTGAAGCCGGGCGACGGCTCATCAAGGTTTTCGAGTCTTATGAGTCCAACGTCGAGCATGTGTTTAAGGGTTTGGCGAACCGAGGACGGATCAAAGGCCGAGGAAGTCATCAGAAGAGGTTGGCAAGGATTGGGTTGGTTGTGGGTTCATCATCAAAACCGCGATCAGCGGTGAAGACCCGTGAAGCAGGGTGCTTAACGGCTTGGGCCTCAGCGGCGCCATAAGGCGTTTTGGAGGGTGGTGTGAACACATCACCCCAGCCTGAGGCGATAGCGCGTTCTAGGGCCTCCTGGCGCTGCTTAGGGGTCATGTCGCGGAGCTTGTTGCAGATGCGCTTGAGGACGCTGCTAGAGCGCGTGCCTTTTTTACACGACCAAAACTCCGTTAGCAGCTCACCGCAGTCCTGTAGTTCAGGTGGCACGGAGGCTGCCGGGAGTTTCTTCGTTCGATTTGGGTCCTTTTCCGCGCTTGCGCGTTGGGTTTTTGTTCTTGGGTTTTTGTTCTTGGGTTCTTGTTCGTAGGTCGTTTTCGACCTGGGGGGTAGGTCGTTTTCGCCCTGGGGGGTAGGTCGTTTTCGCCCTGGGGTACCTAGGTCGTTTTCGACCTGGGTCAGATTCGACCTGGGTGTCGGTGCATCGGTTTTGACGTGATAAACCGTCGTATAACCAAGCCGTTGCTGGGCTTCAATCCACCCGGTTTGCTTGAGCCATTTCAAGCAACGCTGAACGATCTTCCGGCTGATGCCGGTTTCCATATGGATCGTGTGCAGCGATGTCCAACAGCCTTGCTCTGAGTTCCAGCCATGGCGATGCAGGACGGCATAAACCGCCCAGGTTGGCGCATCAGCCTGATCCATCAGCTTGTATGGGATAGCGGCAAAACCGCTGGCGCTTACCTTGGTAGGCATGTGCTAACCTCTGTTTGTTAGTTGGTTTTTGACCAAGCGGCGGGTGGCACCGTCGCTTTTTTATTGGCCGTAGCTCAGTCTAAGGAATCAAACCAAGCCTTCATCGTCTCTTCATTACGGCAGATCAAGCTATCAGCAGCGCTTTTGATAATGGTTTCCTTATTACGATCAATCCAGCTAGCAGCGCCTGTTGCCCAGTACGCTGCTTCTTCTGCAGCGATCTGAGCGGTAATGAGATCGTGAAACCTGCGTGTTGCTGCTAGGTCATCTTGCAAGGCTTTAAGCAGTGCTTGGTGGTTCATGGCCAAAATGGGTGGCACGACAGCTTGGCAGTGATACAGCTAGCAGTCAACGGCTTAGAGCCAGCGCCACAGGGCAGCAAGCGCCACGTCGGTGGTGGCAGGATGGTTGAGGCCAGCAAGCGCGTGAAGCCATGGCGTGCTGCGGTAGCGGCTGAAGCGATGGAGGTTGGTGAGCAGATCAGCAGCGCTTGTGCCGTGAGCATCGTGTTTCGGTTCCGCAGACCGAAAGGTCATTTCAAGACCAATGGTGATCTGCGCGACACTGCACCACGGCATTGCATCGTCAAACGGAACGACATTGATAAGTGCATTAGGTCCACACTGGATGGGTTGGTGCAGGGCGAGCTGCTAGTGGACGACTGCCTTGTGGTAACGGTCAATGCCGAGAAGCGTTACTGCGTTGGGTCTGAACCGCCTGGTGCGGTAATCGATGTGATGCCGTTGGGTTGACCACTAGCCCATCAGGGTGCATCATGGACGCAAGCAGGCAATCGGCCTGCACCGCCCCTAGACAAATGAAAAGCACTGCCGCACTCGACACCATCTCCGATCTGGTCGGGTCCGCGATCGCAATGACTGCTGCATTGCAGGAACTGCGAGACGGAACGACTGATGAGGAATGGGAATCGATTATCGACAACCCACTGGTTGATGCGCTGATCGCCTCCTGTGGTGATATCGAGGATTGCGTTTCATGAGGGGCTTCGGCCCCTTTTTTTGTACCATCACATCCACCAGCAAGCCAATCTAAAAACCGTCACAGGACACGGTTGCACAGGGCTAAGCAGCTGCAATACTTATTTCAGTTCACACCACCACCAATGAACGCACTAAACCTGACCGCGCCTAACAACGCAGGCATTGCACATCGGTTCGTCAAAAACGAAGACGGCACTTATTGCCATTACGAGCAGGGTCTTAAAACCGGGCTCAGAAACCTGCTGGATGTGGCCATGACCCACCAAGAAGTCATTGACATGGCAGGTCGGCTGCGTGCTTACGGCTGGCGCTAACCCCACGCGGCCAGCCGGAGCCGCACCCAATCCGGCAACATTCCATCCCACAAATCATGATCACCATCATCCGCAAGCATCGCCCGGTTCTTCCGGGCGAATCACTCCCGCCAGCACCACCGACCTACAAAAAACCTGCACCACAACTCCCACCCCTCAAATGAATATCCCAACTGATCAACAGCTAGGCCGTCGCATTGAATCCATCGCCCGTACTATTGCCACCATTGTCGCTTTCGTGTACGTCGCGGGGTTCACCTTCGGTAAGGCTATCTATTGGCTATCAGCCAATCTGACCACACTTCACCGTCATCTGCTGGTCAATGAAACTCGACATGTTATCACGCGTCCTGTTGTTACTAATCCCAACAGCGACAATAGCGTTAATCATCGACGCACACATTCAACAAACCGCGCCAAAGGTTTTGCCACATGAACAAGAAAAGATTCTATTTTGCCATCAAAGAGGCGAATGTGTTTGAGTGCATTTGGGCTGATGGCTTTACTGAAGCAAAACAGATCGCAGCCCAGCAGTGGTTGCCATTTTGGCAGCAGCTCGAATGGCTTCACATCACAACGGAACCAGCCACCACTACTTTGCCGGTAACCATTGATGACTGAACAATTTAAGAAAATGCAACTCGCCTACGTGCGTGGTTGGCCTGAAAATCAATGGGTAGAAATCATTGGTCGCGCCCAAGTTGACACGCCGTTACCGCATTACATCTGCCGTACACAACACGATGCTTACTACCAAATCAGCCAGCTAGAGCTATCGCACAACAAAATCGAACTCAAGAAGCGTTAGAGGACTCGCGCCGCTGCCACCCCTGGTCAACGGCGCTATCCCAAAACACACTAGCCACACCACCAGATCCCGTGGTACACTACGCTTAGCTCAACCGAGCCCCACCCCTATGACAATGCAAACCACCCTCTCCAAAACACAGGAGCATTACACACTTCTCACTGCCCGTCGTTTTGGTGGTACCTTTATCAGTACCATCGCGCAGGCTGGGATCTTTGCTGATCCCGAGAACCGCAAGCGTATCTTTGCTGCCTTCCCTGAACTGATCTATCAGTACGGTCCACACTCACATTTCTATAGCGAGGAGCAGTGAACAACGCTCAGTATCATGCTGACCCAGCCGTCAGCGCATCGCATCTTCATGCGATCTCAAAATCACCAGCGCATTACTACGCCCGCTACATCGATCCCAATCGCAAGCCGACCATTCCCACTGCCGCGATGAAACTCGGCACTCTTGTACACACTGCTGTACTTGAGCCTGACGAGGTTTACAACCGCTACGCAGTCTGCCCACCACGTAACACCAAAGCTGGCAAAGAAGCTGCAGCAGAGATGGCGGCCAATGGCATCGAAGCCGTTACCCAATCCGATTGGGATATGGCACGGGATATGTGTGAGGCTGTCTACGCCCATCCGATTGCAGCAGAATTACTATCAGAAGGTGCGCCAGAACAATCAATCTGGTGGACTGACCCAACCACTAAGCAGCGCTGCAAGTGCCGCCCTGATTGGCTCAAAGGTGATGGCACCATCATTGACCTTAAAACCACGCAGGATGCCAGCGCTAGCAGCTTTGCCAAGTCTGTTGCCAACTTCCGTTACCACGTCCAGCAAGCCCACTATCAAAACGGTACAAACGCTGAGCGGTTCATCTTTATCGCAGTTGAAAAGTTCCCACCATACGGTGTTGGGATTTATGAACTCGATGCCGAAGCCGTTGCGGAGGGTAGTAGGCTAGCTGCTCGTGATCTTAGGCGCATTGCAACCTGCCATCAGATCAACGAATGGCCGGGTTACAGCCCAGCAATCACGCCATTATCCTTGCCGACTTGGGCTTACAACGACGACGTAACACCAGAGGATTTCTGATGACTTTCCCAAATCTTGCTGGCATCATCAAAAAAGATGATGTCTATAAAAAAGGCACCGGTAGCTTCACTGCAAGCTATGTTGCGTGGGCCAGAATCGCGCAGTTGCTACATGAACACGCACCAGGCGTTGATTTTCACCTTGAGCCAACGGTTGATGGCCAGATCGTGCATAAAGCGCCTGACGGCACTGGCTATGTTCTGTGCTATTTCACAAACGCCGAGGACAAGCAAACCAGTCGCTTCCCGTTCCCGTGCATGGATCACCGGAACAACCCGATCCCATTTGACAAGATCTCAGCACGAGTCTTAACTGATACGCACCGCCGTGGCCTTTGCGCTGCAGCAGCGTTTCATTTCAGCCTTGGCTCTGAATTATGGGCAAAGCAAGAGCTTGAAGATGCAGGTGCTGCAGCCGATGTCGAGCAACCCAAACCACAACTTAAAAAGGATTCAGTAAAGGCCAAACCTGCTACCGTGCAGTCGGCTATCAAGTCTCAAGCCGCCAAGGCAGGCGCACAGGCAATTGCCAAGGCAACCACACTGGAAGCCATTAGCCAGCTTGGGGAACGCCTTACCGCACGTCATACTGCCGGTGACATCAGTGACGAAGAACACAAAGAGCTATTGCAAATGCTCCTTGATAAGGAGGACACCGTGAAATGATGCACGATGACACTCAAGCGTATTTAACCACTGAACAACTGGCTGAGCGTTATGGTCTCAGCCCTACAACCATCAAAGGATGGCGCATCAGAAAACAAGGCCCAACGTGGTACCAAGTGCCACGCATTGGGTTAAACCCAACTGCAGCACGGACGCGGTATCGACTCGCTGATGTGCTCGCTTGGGAGCAATCCCAAGGCATCACCCCTACTAACTGATTACCAACAATTGACCATGACTGAACTCAACGCATCATTCAGCCTGTTTCCAGCTCAGGAAAAGAAGTCCGAGCGCAGCCCTGATTACGGCGGCACCATCGAAATCCCTGTGGATCAGATCGATGCCTTGGTAGCTCACCTCGGCACACAGCCTGAAAACAACTGGAAAGACGAGCCAGTCATCAGGCTGCGAATTGCAGGCTGGAAAGCTCAAAGCCAAGGCGGAAAGCATTACCTCAACGGCAAGGTGAGCGTACCGATGCAACAGCAGCAGCAAGCGCCAGCGACCAACGATGACGAGATGCCATTCTGATGACTGCACAGGTCCGCTTTGTGCATTGCACGCCCGATGCTGAGCGACTCATCGTCAAGATGGCTCGCGTCAGCAATCCCAGCAATGACGAGAACTGGGACACAGGTCCCAAGCTGCTTCGCTACTTGATCAAGCACAAGCACTGGTCACCGTTCGAGATGGCGTCGTTGTGCGTTCTGATTGAAACCGAACGCGACATTGCTGCTCAAATCCTGCGGCATCGTTCCTTTAGCTTTCAGGAGTTTTCAACGCGCTACTCGCGCACGACGGTTGCTGAATGCCCTGCTCAACGTGTGCAGGATCCGACCAATCGTCAGAGCAGTCATGACAGCCTCAGCGATGATGATAAACGTCGATGGGATGAACGCTGCTCTTGTTTGATCAGAGATGCTTACCTGCTCTATGAGGACATGCTTTTTGAAGGCGTGGCCAAGGAAACAGCGCGGCGCATCTTGCCGCTCTGTACGCCAACTAGGCTCTACATGCACGGCACACTGCGTAGCTGGTTGCACTTCATCGATGTCCGCACCGATACTGGCACCCAGCTGGAGCACCGGCGTTTAGCGGAGCAATGCCGCGAAATCTTTACGGCGCAGTTTCCCGTGATCGCTGAGGCAGCATGGGCATGACTGAACCATCCCGCCGCGAGCGCTATTTAAAAGCGCTTGAGATCGCTGAACGCCATAACAATCGATTCATGGCAGCCAACATTCGCGCTGAGTTGCGAAAACTTGAATCACAGGAGACTCGCAATGACTGAACTTTCACCCGCCGCCAGAGCAGTTCTGACGGCTGTGACGCTGAAACGGTACGACGTACCTCCAGAAGGATTGCCTGCCTTTGCGGAAAAAATGGCACCCTTGATTGCCGCCGCTCTGCGTGCTGCTGCAGAGCAGATAGAAGACCTGTATTGCGCTGATCTTGTTATTGACGACAGCGACGGCGCTGTCTTCGTTTTACGCCAGCTG